GTCAAACTTGCCACTGTCATCAGGCTTTACAACCAACTGGTTGTTGCTGTTGCTGAACACTGATACTTTACCTTGGTAAATCTTTGCCATGATGGCTCCTTAAAGGTTGGTTTGAAAGAATGTTAAAGCGGCATCGCTGCCAAAACCAGACTCGCCGCCGCCGCCGAAAATGTCAAGTCGTCCGCTGTTTTCCAAGAACATGTGTTGTGTAAAGTAGCTTAAAGGGACATGGCGCGCGTCAACAATCTACGAAGTGCTGTAAACAATCTATGAATAAGTGTCAAGTTAGATTGCTCGTAGATTGTAAAAGTCCAATGAAATCAACGGGTTACGAACGACGATATAAACAATCTACGTTTTTGGAGATAATGTGGCGCTAAAAAGTTGGAGGATTCTTATGCCATAATGTGAAATTGTGAAGTCCAACTCAGGGTTTATGTAGTATACGTTAAAAACATGTATTTTCTATATCATCTATATCGTTACTACACTCATGGCTCATGGCAAAACTCTCGTAAGTGGTTGATTTCATTGGCTTTTCTTGTAACTTGACACGCTTAGTTTTGTAAAGTTATGTGATGTAAAGTACCATTTCGGCGTTAAGTAAAAAATAGATTGTTGCTGTGTAAAGTTAGATTGTGTCAGGTTAGCTCTTACTTGACACTTTACACGTATTGTTACAGCGAAATGTAAAGCAACCTAGTCCCCCCGATGTAAAGTCGTCGATAATCGCAGGGCTGGTGCTATAAACCCCCGACGTATGGTGTGTTAACACACAGAAAGAAAGCGAGTCCCCTTGCTTCTCTATCCCGCCTGCTGATTGGAAAAAAGAAAAAGCCCGCCGAAGCGGGCTGTGGTTAGAAGGACATCACTACAACCAGAAGGAAGTAGAAGATGGGTGCGAAGATGATCACGCCGATGATTGCTTTTGTGTCGTCACTCATGTGGTTCTCCAGTTTGAAAAAAGACCCGGAGCCTGTCACGCTCCGGGTTACTACTTACGCTTCACAGCGTTGTCAGACATTACGGTTTGTAGTAGACAATCGCTACCATGTCGCCGTCGCGTATCTTGCCGTCCGGCAGGCACGCCGCTTGGCGTGCCAAACCCCGCCAAGCCGGGTCGAGAAACTCGAACTCGTCCCCGTTGAAGGGCACGGTGATTTCCGTGCCCGTGGTGCCGGGTGTGCCCAGCTTTACCAGTGTTACCATTTGCATGTCACTCTCCAGTTTGAAAAAAGACCCGGTGCCTGTCACGCACCGGGGTTGGTCAGTAGTTGCGAATCAGTGGAACTTCCGGCCATTCGGTTTTGGCCCACTGTATTGCGTCTCTCGCCGTGTTGAAGGATCGTTGCCCAAAGCTCACGTTACCAACTCCGGGCCATACCTTGTCAACGGTATAGTAGGTTTGCGGGAACAGCGAGCCACGTTTGGCTCGCTCGCCTTCTGTCCACTTACTCATTCTCAACTCGATTGGTTGCATGTCACTCTCCTGTGGTTAAAAAAGAACCCGGAGCCTGTCACGCTCCGGGTTACTACTTACGCCAGCTTAGTCACTGCGTTCCGCTTGGCACCGCCTTCGCTACGCTTCGGGAGAAGCGCAATGTAGGGGTTGCCGAACCGGTTTGCCAACAGCACTACTTCGGTGCCACCGTCAGCGATAAACAAGGAATACTTGTTTATCGGAAACTTGTTCTTCTTCGCTAGCTGCTGCATCGTGCTGTAGCACTCTGCCGCGTTGCCAGCGTTGAATCTTCCCTCGGGATCGCGCTTCAGTGCGATCTCGTTCTTAGTGTTCCTGACGATGGACACCGAACCCTCAAAAGTCTTTGCAGACATAGCTATCTCCTAAGTGATGACCCTCATCCGGTGGCGAAATGCAACCTTCTAACGAAGGTCATCACGCAAGGAGAATGCTATGCATTGTTAAAGAGCTTTGAATCTTTGCAGTGCGATCACTGCAGCGACAAATTCAGACTCGCCGATGTCGCCAAAAGTGTCAAGTTGCCTCGCGCATAATGCGCGTAATGCGCATGTGCGCACATGATGCGCGGGCGCGTGCGTGTAGGCGCGTGTGTGGGCGGGCAGGGGGGGGTGGGTACATGGACTGGCGAATCGAGGCCCCCCGCCATGTGTACCCAACCTCATAATCCAAGACCCCAAAAAAGCACGTGTAAAGTTACCATTAGTAAGTTTCGCGTCAGAAAAAATTTATTTGTCCGATGCAGTCCGATGTCGCCACCCCCTATTGACAGCGTTTTCCCGGCAGGCCACATTCGGCCTTTTCATCATTAGGAGATCAAGATGTCAATCCTCACATTCGCCGCAAACTGTTTCGAGAAGCCAGCCGCACACGCCGACAAAGACATGGTGTCAAGCCGCACCCTCGCAAAATTTTTCAAACTCGACACTAGCGAGGACGAGGGCAATCATGTTGTAGCCGCGAATGTGCTGCGGGACAAGTATGGGCTGCACCCCAACTACATCCACCAATGCCGTGGTTGTGGGAAGATGTTTTACTACTACGACCGTATGCGGGCGCTTGAGCACTTTGGGTATGAATATCGTAGTTGACATCCCCGTAACCCAAGGTGCTATAGTGCGCTCATGGACAACCTACCCCTGAACCACACCAAGTGGAACGACCGTCTGGCCTTCGACGTAGCCCTGACCCTTGAGGGCAGTGGTGAGACGTTGCAGGAGGTGATCACACGGCACAACATCTCGGCCAACGACATCCTCACCTTCAACGCCGACCCGGTGTTTCTCAAGAAGGTGGAGGGCTACCGCAACGAGGTTCGAGAAAAGGGCCTCACGTTCAAGCTCAAGGCCCGCGCCCAAGCCGAGGAGTTGCTGACAACCTCGTGGCTCCTCATCCATGACCCAGCCGTGTCCCCCGCAGTCAAGGCCGACCTGATCAAGTCCACCGTGAAGTGGGCTGGGCTGGAGCCAAGAGACGCTGGCCCGCAAGACAATGGCACTGGTGGTGTGAAGATCACCATCAACCTTGGCAGCGACCCCCGCGACGCCCGTACCATTGAAGCAACCACCGTGGACGTACAAGATGCAACTGCCATCGAGAATTGAAGACCTGTTCACCCAAAACTTCAACGGCTTTCGATCCGTGAAGGTGCGCACAGCCACCGAGGCTGTCATCGTGGAGAACGAACTCAGCCGACAAAGCAAGTCGTTCCAGACCAAGATCACACGCAGCAAGAAGCACGGGCGCGAGTTCGTCATCTTGCTGGTCAGCCCAGAGGCCACACATGGCGCTTGACATCGACTACACGCCGCCGCCCACGGGCAAGAAGTTCATGGCCTCGGACGCCAAAATGCGCGTCCTCATGGGGCCAGTGGGTTCGGGCAAGTCCGTTACCTCCAGCTTCGAGATCGTGCGCAGGGCGTCCATGCAGATACCCAACGCGCAGGGCATACGCAAAACCCGAGCGGCCATCGTGCGGGAAACCGCCCGTCAGTTGCAGGACACGACGATCAAGACGTTCCTCGACTGGTTCCCACCGGGTGTGTGCGGGCAGTACATGCGCACCACCAAAACGTACTTCTTCAAGGTGGGCGACGTGGAGTGCGAGATTATGTTCCGGGCGCTGGACGACGCCGACGACGTGGCTAACCTGAACTCACTGGAATTGACATTCGCGTGGTTCAACGAGTGCCGAGACATCCACCCAGACATCGTGGACGCCATGTCCAAACGTATTGGACGTTTCCCGAGCGCAAAGGACGGCGGGCCGACGTGGCACGGGATGTGGGGCGACACCAACCCGCCCACGATGGACACGTGGTGGTACTACCAGATGGAGGGGCTTGACCCCAAAGATGGTGTGTCATCCAACAACAACGGGTGGGATGTGTTCAAGCAGCCTTCGGGCCGCAGCGTCTACGCCGAGAACGTGGAGAACCTGCCGGACGGCTACTACGACACCCAAGGCCGCTCCGAGGAGTACGTCCGTGTCTACATTGACGGTGAGTATGGGCTGTCATCAGCCGGTATGCCGGTGTACAAATACTTCCGGCCTGACTACCACATGGGCAAAGAGCGCCTGCGTGCCATCATCAACGGCGTGCGGCCCATCGTCATTGGCATGGACTTAGGGTTAACCCCAGCAGCCGTGCTTGGACAGCAAGACCCGCGAGGACGCGCACTGATACTTGACGAGTGTGTCTCGTTCGACATGGGGGTGCAACGGTTCATCCGCACCCTGCTCAAGCCGTTACTTTACGAACGGTTCCCCGGTGCCCCAGTGCTGATCGTCGTTGACCCGGCAGGTGTGCAGCGGGCGCAGACTGACGAACGCTCGGCGGTGGACATTATCAAAGCCGAGGGGATGAAAGTCATCCCGGCCAAGACCAACAACGTGTCGGCCCGCATCAACGCTGTGGACGAGTACCTCATGCGGCAGGTGGACGGCGACCCGGCGTTCGTGGTTGACCCGCGCTGCACCAAACTCAAAGCGGCCATGATGGGGGGCTACCGGTTCAAACCCAAGGGCGACGGCGACATCGACAAGAACAAGCACTCGCACGTGGCCGAAGCCCTCCAGTACCTCATGCTGCACATTGGTAACGCCAGCGAGGGGCACACGCTCCAGCAGCGGCGCGACATCAAAAGAACTTCCGCTTTGGGCTGGACGTGATATGATTGCAGCACTGCTTCGCAGTTGTCACCTCTCCCCTTCTTCAAGGGTTTCCCCCGGTTGCGCAAGCACCGGGGGTTTCTTTTTATTTGACCACGTGTATACTTCGTGGTAGAACCCTGCGTAGCAGGTAAGGAGTGACCATGAAATGCAGCCAAGCAAAGCCGTTCACAATAACGTCCACCAACGCGAAGATGGGTGGCGCGGCCATCAAGTCTTACGAGAAGGGCGGCATCGTTGTAAAACTGGTTGAGGAAAGCGACAATGGCAACGAGGTATACACCGCCAAAATGGGGCAACCTCCACAAAACCCGGACATGATGACTTCACTGACTCCGGCGCAGCGCAAGGCTGCGGAAGCTCGCATGAAGGCATCGCAGAGCAAGAAGAAATAATATGGCTGGACTGACATTCCTGCGGGTCGTATCGAACTCTGAACTTGCTCGGCAAGAGCAAGAAGTTTCAGACCGCGCTCTGCAAGAGCGTCAGAATCAACCCGTCATTCTTGGCTTGGCCGGGTATCTGAGGCAATGTTGGGATGTCGCCCAGATGGCGAAGAAGCCCATCGAGTACATCATGCTGCGTGCGCTGCGTCAGCGCAACGGCCAGTACGACGCAGACAAGCTGCAACAGATTCGAGGACAGGGCGGCTCTGAGATTTACATGATGATCACCGAAGTCAAGTGCCGCGCTGCGGAGTCTTGGCTGCGGGACATCTTGCTCGACAATGGCTCCCCACCGTGGGATTTGCAGGCCACCCCTATCCCCGACCTCAACCCATCGCAGACCAAGGACGTGCAGGCGATCTTCGCCGAGCGCGTGATCAAGATGGTCGAGGAGTTTGGCAAAGCTCCGAACCAAGAGGAAATGGCTGAAATCCGCGAGATGGTCAGCCAAGACTACCGCTTCACTATCTTGCAACAAGCGCAGCTTCGCGCGGACAGGATGAAGATCAAGATTCAAGACCAGTTCGCCCAAGGCGGCTGGGAGGCTTCGTTCAACGACTTCATCACCGATCTTGTGACGTTCCCTGCGGCGTTCATCAAAGGGCCGGTTGTGCGTCGCCAGCGGGCGCTGGGTTGGAAAACCAACGCGATGGGCCAGACTGTGGTCGAACCCATCGAACGCCTTGGGCCAGAGTACGAGCGGGTTGATCCCTTCTACATCTACCCCGAGCCGGGGATCAGCAACATCAACGAGGGCTACCTGTTCGAGTACCACCCATTGAGCCGGATGCAACTGTCCGATCTCATTGGCGTTCCGGGTTACGACGAGGATGCCATCCGCAAGGTGCTGGAGATTGGCAACGGCCAGTCGTGGATCAATGAAGACGTGGAACTCCAAAAGGACGAGGAGGAGCGCAAGTACTACTCGTACATGAAGCCAACTACCGAGTTCGATGCTCTGGAGTTCTGGGGCAAAGTGAGCGGAAAGATGCTGCGCGAGTGGGGGCTGACCGAGGAGGAAGTCCCCGACGACGCCCGCGAGTACGACGCCAACGTCTGGATGGTGGGCAACTACGTCATCAAAGCGGTGCTCAACTATGACCCGCTGGGCGAGAAGCCCTACGCCAAGACTTCGTTCATCAAGTGCCCCGGAGCGTTCTGGGGCAAGGCGATCCCCGAGATCATCGAAGACTTACAGGGCGTGTGCAACGCCGCTGCCCGTGCGCTGGTTAACAACATGGGCATTTCCAGCGGCCCGCAGGTCGAGGTCAACGTGGAGCGCCTGCCGCCCAACGAGGACATCACCCAGTTGACGCCTTGGAAAATCTGGCAGACCATCAATGATCCTGTGGGTTCGAGCGCCCCGGCCATCCGGTTCACGCAGCCTGACTCACGGGCAAACGAACTCATGGGTGTATACGAGAAGTTCAGCCGCTTGGCGGACGATCACTCGGGCATCCCAGCCTACGTGTACGGCGATCTGAATGTGCAGGGTGCGGGGCGCACTTCGTCTGGCCTGTCCATGCTTATGGGCGCGGCGGGCAAAGGCATCCGCCAAGTCGTGATGCACATCGACACAGATGTTGTGAAGCCCATCGTGCTGCGCCAGTTTGTGTACAACATGCGCTATGATGAGGATGAGTCCATCAAGGGCGACGTTGAAGTTCTTGCCAAAGGCGCGATTAACCTCGCAGTCAAGGAGACTGTCAACATTCGCCGTATCGAGTTTCTCAATGCAACCGCCAACCCGATTGATCTTGAGATCATCGGCAAGGAGGGACGTGCCAGTATCCTTCGGGAGATCGCAAAAGGGTTGCAAATGTCCGTGGAGGACGTTGTTCCGTCTCGGGAGAAGGAAGGGTATACCGGTCGTATCACCGCACGGGCTGCGATGGCCGCTGCACAGCAGCAGGCGCAGCAACCCCAAGGTGGCGCACCACAAGGCCCTGACGGCTCTCCCAAAGGCGGGATGGAAGCCAACACGGTACAAAGTCGTGCAAGTGGGATGGCAGCATGATCAAGCCTGAGTCACACATCATCAAAGGACTGGCGCAAGCTGTCCGGCAACACCCAGAACTTCTGGCGTGGATGGAGGGTGTGCTCGCGCATGAACTGAAGCGTCTCCCTTATGCGGTTGACAATCCGGCAGTGTTTCAGGGGCGCTGCCAGATGATGGTTGAACTCATTGAGTTCGCACAACAATCCCCTGCCATAGCGGCAAAGTTATGATGTAACTCGCCGTCTAATCACGCACACCAACAGGAGCGTTCAACATGGCCCTTCCAGAGCAAATTCGCAAACAGACCGAGGCAGTTCAGGAGTTGTACAAGCAACTTAACACGGACGACAACACAGGCTCAGGAACTACTCCTGCCGCCGATGGCACCGTCACGCCCGTTGAGAACAATGGCAACCAGAATTACGCCGACGAGAACGCTGCCACGAATAATGCCGCTCCGGCACCCGCAGATGAGCAGAAAACGGGTGCTGACAATGTGCCGGATGAAACTGTTACCCAGAAGTATCGAACACTTCAGGGTATGTACAACGCCGAAGTTCCCCGTCTGCACCAGCAGAATCGGGAAATGCAGCAGCGAGTCCAACAAATGGAACAGTTGCTTGCTTCGATGACTGCCGTAAACCCCCAAGCTGCTGCACCAGCAGCCGAGCGTCTGGTCACTGACCAAGATGTTCAGGAGTACGGTGAGTCGATTGACATGATGCGCAAAGTGACCCGCGAGGAACTCGGGGCTGTCGCCCAGCGCATTGCAACACTCGAAGCAACGCTGCGTCAGATGCAGGTAAATGTGGTGCCACAGGTGCAAGCCGTGGCCCAACGCCAGCAGATGAGCGCAGAGCAAGCGTTCTGGGCAGACCTGTCTACGAATGTCCCGAACTTCCGCCAGATCAACGACAACGCCGACTTCCAGTCATGGTTGTTGGAGTTTGATCCGATGACTGGGGTGACTCGGCAGACGTTTCTCGATGATGCCCAGCGGTCGTTAGACTCTCGGCGTGTCGTCAGTTTTTTCCGCACTTGGCTAGAGTCCACTGGACAAGCCGCCGTTGCTCAATCCACTGGGAACTCTCCTAGCTCTGAGTTGGAAAAGCAGGTTTCCCCCGGTCGCTCACGCAGCACCGGAACCCCTGCGACTACCAACCAAGGTAAGACCTACAGCCCTGCTGACATCCAGAAATTCTTCAACGATGTCCGTTCTGGGAAGTACAAAGGCCGAGAGCAAGATCGTTCCCGAATCGAACGCGATATTTTTGCTGCCCAGCGAGAAAATCGCATTGTCACAAATGCCTGATTAGAGGAGTTACATCATGTCTTATCCCGTTTCCCCCGGTCGTCCGAACTACAGCGGCAACTTCATCCCCGAAATTTGGTCGGGCAAACTGATCGAGAACTTCTACGACGCCACCGTGCTCGCAGCAATCTCGAACACCGACTACGAAGGTGAAATCCGCCAGTACGGCGACACCGTGAACATCCGCACTACACCGGAAATCACCATCCGCGACTACGTGAAGGGCCAAACCCTGACCGTAGAGAACCCTGACAAACCCAAACTCCAGTTGGTCATCGACAAGGGCGAGTACTTCGCTTGCGTTGAGGACGACGTGGACAAGGTTCAGTCGGACATCAACCTGATGGACACTTGGACGAAAGACGCTTCCGAGCGTATGAAGATCAAGATCGACCAGCGCGTGTTGACTGACATCTTGCCCGGTATCGGTGCCTTCAACAAGGGCGCTACCGCTGGTGAGCAGTCTGGTTCGTTCAACCTTGGCACATCCGGCTCTCCGCTGACTGTGACCAAGGACGGCGCATCGAGCACCACTTCTGTTGTTGACCTGCTGGTTGACCTCGGCACCGTGCTGGATGAAGCCAACGCCCCCGAAGGCGACCGCTTCGTGGTTATCCCCGCCAAGATGGCTGGTTTGATCAAGAAGTCCGAACTGAAGGACGCTTCGCTGACTGGCGACAGCATGTCCATCGTACGTAACGGTCGTCTGGGTATGGTGGATCGCTTCACCATCTACGTCAGCCACAACCTGAACGTGTCTTCGGGCAAGTACAGCATCATCGCTGGTCACAAGATGGGCTTCACGTTTGCATCGCAGATGACAAACATGGAAACCATCCGCTCCGAGTCTACCTTCGGCAACATCGTCCGTGGCCTTCAGGTCTACGGTTACAAGGTTGTCAAGGGTGAAGCTTTGGCTCAGGCTGTTATCCAGTTCTGATGAACGGGGCTTCGGCCCCTTCCTCCCTAAACACTGAAAGGAAATTGAAATGGCTACTTATACCGATTCTCTGGGGTTCAATAAAGGCACCGCCTCTTTCCCCGCTAACGTGACCGAAATCTCGAAATTCGAGGTGAAGGTTGATCTGGCTGCAATCATTGCTGCACGTACTGCTGCTGGTGCTACCGCATTGGCTGCTACTGATGTGTTGGAAGTGATTCCATTGCCCGCTGGCTCTGTTGTCCTGTCCGCAGGATGCCAAGTTATCGAAGCTGAAACGACCAATACCACTGGTACCTACAGCCTTGGTTACGGTGGCGCGACCACGGCGTACACCAACGCTTTGGCAAACAACGCACTGGCTTACGGCATTACCAACTTGGCGAACCCGACCGTGTTTGCCTCGGCTGACACCATTGACCTCCTGTTCAATACCGCAGTTGGTACGAACGGCGTGGTGAATGTGTTTGCCATCGTTGCGAACGTGTCGTCTACCAACGCCGCCTAAACCTCGTGGGGGCTTCGGCCCCTGCTTCTAAAAGGAGAACATCATGGGTGTTTATCGTGGTATTACGCAAGACAATGTAACGATCAACGGCGGTACGCTGTACAACGTCGCATTGTCTGGTGCAACTGGTACTCTCACTGGTAACGTAGACGCGACGGCTGGGTATATCCAGCTTCGCACCGCAACTGCTACGCAGATCGGCGCTATCGGCGATTCTGTCAACACGGCGGGTAAAGCCGCTGGAACTATCGTGTTCGACACGACCAACAGCCGCTTGATGGTTGCAACGGGTGCCAACGCTAACTCGACTTGGGTTCGAGCCGACGGTTCCAACGCAGTTACTCCGGCGTGATGTAAACTGATAGGGGGCCTAGTGCCCCCTGTCTGATAGGAGAGACGAATGACCGCAAAACGGATACCGGCACTCACCGTCATCACTGGTGCAAACACTGCCAATGACGACAACCTCGTCATCTTTGACACCAGTGAGAACGTGACTAAACGCATCTTGCGCTCCCAACTTGCAGCAGGCTTGGTAGGCGATTTGCCGTATACCCCTTCGGGCAGCATTGCGGCAACAACAATCCCTACGGCTATCGCAGAGTTAGACACTGAGACTGCTAAACTTGCTGGGACACAGACGTTTACTGGGGCAAAAACTTTTCGTATAGCAAACGCTGTCCGTTCAGAAGTCGCCGCGACACAGGACGCAGTAGTCCTAGCTGGTCGAGCGGGCGGCACTGGGAGTTATGCGGTAACCCTGACCCCGACCACGTTGTCTGCCAACCGGACGATCACGCTACCCAACGGGGACGTTACGCTGACGGCTGGTACGTCTGCGGTACTCGCTACGGCGCAAACATTCACTGCACAACAGACGTTGACCAGCGGGCTTGTATTGCAGTCCGTGACCGCAGCGTCAATCGCAGCTATCGCCAATACTATCAACACAACCAACAAGGTTGCTGGTAAAGTTGTATTTGACACGACCAACAACCGCCTCATGGTGGCAAGCGGGGCTACTGCTGCCTCCCCGTGGTATGTTGCGGATGGTTCTGCCTCTGTCACGCCAGCATAAGGATTTCCCATGCCAACCAACTTAACTGGTACCACTATTGCCAGCACGTTTGATCAACTACTGCATGTAGACGACGGCCCAACGGCGACTGAGAAAACGGTCTACAGCGGGACAGGTGTCGCCACGGCGTTAAGTGTGGGTACAGAGTCCGCTTCCGTGGACAACATCAAACTTGATGGTAACACCATCAGCACCACGAATACCAACGGCGATCTGACACTCGCGCCCAACGGCACAGGTTCTGTTGCTATCGCCAAAGCTGCTATTACGGGCGGCGCAATCTCCGGGATTACCGATCTAGCTATTGCCGACGGCGGCACTGGCGCGTCTACTGCGGTTGATGCACGTGCAAATCTTGGCCTTGCAAGTATGGCGACTCAAGCAGCAAGTGCTGTGTCTATTACGGGCGGTGCGATTTCGGGTGTATCGTTCTCGGGTTCGTTCACCGGCGTCACCTCCATCGAGTCGGGCACGTTTGCAACCAGCGCAGCAGCAGCCGGGGTGAACCTCAACGGCAACACGTTGGCCGCTGACGGCACTGACACGAACATCGACATCAACATCACGCCCAAGGGTACGGGTGAGGTAAACGTCACGAACATTGACATTCTCAGCGGCAAGGTACCGTTCAATACTATTACGAACCGAGCCTACGCTGCGTTCTCGGACATCACCGACCAGACGGGCAGCGTAACTGTTCCAGCCGCCGTGAAGTTTGGTACGACCGAGGTCACTGGTGCAGGTATCACGATGGTGACAGACGGCACCAACCTCACGCGCTTGACGTTTGCTGCGGCGGGCACATATGCTGTGACGCCCAACCTCCAGTTCACCAATACAGATACAGTTGACCACACGGCGACTATCTGGTTTGCGCTAAACGGTACGAACATCACTCGTTCGGCTACCAAGATGTCGATACCAAAAGCCGCTGACGGCGGGAGTGCTTTCTTCCAGATCGTGTTCTACGTGACTGTGACCGCAGGGCAGTACGTCCAAGTGTATTGGCTTCCGAGCAACACTGCTGTGACGCTCGACCATACGGCAGCGGTCACCGGCCCACCCGCGATCCCGGCAATCCCGTCCGCAATCGTCTCCGCTGAAAGGATCGCGTAATGGCAAAGACACCAGCATGGCAGCGCAAGGAAGGCAAAGACCCCAAAGGCGGTTTGAACGCCAAGGGGCGTGCGTCCTACAACAAAGCCAATCCGGGTAAACCCGGACTGAAGGCTCCGCAACCGCAAGGTGGCCCACGCAAGGATTCGTTCTGCGCTCGGATGGAGGGTATGAAAAAGAAACTCACCTCCGAGAAGACAGCCAACGATCCCAATAGCCGGATCAACAAAAGCCTGCGGGCGTGGAACTGCTGACATGGCTACCAAACCCAAGTCCACGGTCAACGCCGCTGGCAACTACACGAAGCCTGAGTTGCGCAAACGCATTGTGTCGCAGGTCAAAGCTGCTGCGGTGCAGGGCACTGGCGCAGGCCAATGGAGCGCACGCAAAGCGCAACTTGTTGCCAAGAAGTACAAGGCCGCTGGTGGCGGGTACAGGGACTGATATGAAAGCCCCACAAAAAAGCCTTAAAGACTGGGGCGATCAAAAATGGAGAACCAAAAGTGGTAAAAAATCTTCTGACACAGGTGAGCGATACCTTCCTGAAGCTGCAATTAAAAGTCTTAGCCCTGCTGAGTACGCTGCAACAACACGTGCAAAACGCATGGGCAAAGCTGCGGGGAAACAATTCGTAGCCCAGCCAAAATCTATTGCAAAGAAAACTGCAAAGTACCGATAGTCAACCACCAAAAGGAAAACTTAAATGAGCAAGATGTACATCCGAGTTAAACGCGACGGTTTTATTTATGACTACAACCCCATCATGGCGAAAAACCCTGAGTGCGAGGTTGTGCCCGAAGAAGTCGCGTACCCCGAGCGGTTCATCCCGCCTGCCGCTGCGCAGCGTATCGAGGACGCCGCCGAAGTGGTAAAGGTTACTGGGCGCAAAAAGAAAGCTGCACTCGACTTGTCAACTGCTGACATTCCAGAGGCTCCAGCGTATACTCCTCCAGAATTGGCTGAGGAAGCCTCACGAGGATTGCCTGCATGACACCCAACGAAGTCATCACTGAAGCGCGTCGTCTGATCCAAGACACCAAAGCGCCGTACCGCTACAGCGATGCGGTGATGCTTGGCTTTGTCAACCAGACACTCAAACGCATGGTGGTGCTTCGCCCCGATTTGTTCGCCGTCATAGGGACATTCCCTATGTCTGTGGGTACCGTCTTACAGAGTTGCCCTGCGGACTCTACTCGATTGATCGAAATCTTCCAAGTCCAAGGTGGAAGCGCGGTTACTGAAGTTACCCGTCGGGTGCTTGATCAAACGTCTCCGTCGTGGGTGAGCGAAGCGGCTGGCACACCAGTGAACTTCATGCGGCATGTGCGCAATCCCAACCGATTTTTTGTATCTCCTCCACCTGCGTCGGGTGTTGTCCTCGTCGGGGAGTACGCGCAGACGCCACCAGATTACACGATTGACCAAGAGATTACGTACCCCACGGATGCCTACTTCCCGGTCGTTGTGGACGGCACCGTGTTCTTGGCTGAGTCCATTGACAATGAGCATGTCAACTCGAACCGCGCCAAGTTGTTCCAAGATGCCTTTGTTCAGGCATTGGGAGTGGGGCTACAGTCCCGCACCGTCACTGACACAGAGGAAAGCGGGCTTGACCCGAGACAGGTGATCTGATGGCTGATCGTACCTTTGCATCCCTTGTACCCCGGATTAACCCTAGTGTGCCGGGGTGCCCGCAGTCTACCATCGTTCAGTACATCCGGGACGCTGCGATTCGTGCGTGCGAACGCACGCTGTATTGGCGATATGCGGTACCACTGTTCAACTTGTTGCCCGGTGTTCACGAGTACAACTACTCGAAGCCAGCCAACACGGATGTCCACGCGCTGTTCGATGCAATAGTCAACGACCGCTCGTTGGAAAAACTGACCTTGGATAAGGCGCTTGAGTTGTACCCCAAGTGGGTCGATCTCTACAGTGGGCAAGACCCCTCAGTAGTTTGGAGCCTGACACCGCCGATCTCGACGTTCAACGCACCTGAGTTCAACGAGACGCAGTTCAACGCGAACAGTGCCTACGTGTTGCCAGACTCGATTGTCGCGGACGGAAGCACGCCACGGTCAATCTGCCAAGTCACGCCAGATAAATACATCATCTTGCCACTGCCTGATGCGACCGTAGCGTACCGGATGCGCATGTTCGTCGCCCTTAAACCCAAGCGGTCAGCCACAGGGATGGATGAAGTCATCATGGACGAGCTTGAAGAAGTTCTCATGCACGGCGCACTCCAACATCTTTTGGTATTGCCGGACACAAATTGGTCAGATCGGGAACTCGCGGCGTACCATGCCAAACAGTTTACATACCAAGTTGCTGAACGACGTGCCCGAGCCAATCTTGGTAATATGCGCGGCACCATGCGTGCGCGGATGCAACCCTTCGGAGCTTGATATGGCAGCCCAACTTACAAACAACGCATCTTCGCTTATCCCCGCTGGGGTAAGCAGCATTGCAACGACACTGGTAGTAACTACAGGAGACGGCGCGAAATTCCCGATCTTATCTGCTGGCGACAACTTCTATCTTACCTTAGTCGATGTCAACAGCAACTATGAGATCGTTAGAGTCACGGCGAGAACGGACGACACCATGACGATTGTGCGGGGGCAGATTGGGACATTGGCGATTCCGTTTCCAGCCAACAGCCGCGCAGAACTTCGCCTGACTGTCGAAAATGTGATTATTGCCGCTGGCGACTACCTACTGTTGTAAGGATACGACAATGACAGTCAAACTAAAAAACAATGCCGCAAGCACAATAACTACCACGATCAGCGCGTCTGATGTGGGGATAGTGGTTGCTTCGGGTACAGGAGCGCTTTTCCCTACGCTCGCGGTGGGTGACTACTTTTACGCCACGCTGATCAGCACTGGTGGTACCCAAGAGGTTGTCAGAGTTTCCGCGCGGGTGAGTGATACGATGACCATTGCCCGTGGGCAAGACGGCACTACGGCGCAGTCGTTCGCAGCGGGGTCACGCATCGAGATGCGCGTCAACGTCGCTGCCATCGAGGACTACGTTTCCAGTGCAGCAGGGGCGATCTTCCCCGACAACTTCTCCTTGTACAGCGTCAAAGACTTCGGGGCTATAGGCAATGGCATCGTCAATGACAGCGACGCCATCAACGCAGGGCTAGATTTTGTCAAAGTCAACGGCGGCACATTGGTGTTCCCTGACGGCGTGTATCTGTGTAAAAGCCTTCGACTAGACGGCAACACGAAGTACTACTCTGTTGTCGGGGGCGGCAAGGAACGTGTCACGTTTAAACATCTTGACGGTAATGGAACCATGTTCAACGACGCTGGCCCCGGCACAATCGGATACACCATCCAAGGGTTTACCCTAAATATGCAACACAGTGTGTATTTGCATCCTAGTGCAAATCATGGTTTTGCGATCAAGCAGCGTAGCAACGTAATACTTCGGGACATCCACGTCACTGATTTTTACAACGCCGCAGCGTTGATATACGACCCTGACATGCTTGGGATTTACGGTAGCAACACCATCGTTGATTGCTCCTGTGATGGTCTTGGCGTTGGTGGTAATGGTTTTCTGTTCTCAAACATGGATTACTGCTCGTATCTGCGGGTACACGCAAAAGGCGTCATTGATCGTGGCGACGATGATGGGCCGGGGCTTGCAGTGCAGTTTAAGAACAACTGCCGCTGGGGGACTGCGACTGACATTATCGGGGAAGACTCTCGGACTGCATTTGGATTAGCTGGGGATAACGCAGGACTTTTACCCGGCCCGTCGTTTATTACAGCTACCAATATTCGGTCTATCAACTGCGACAATCCACTGCGGATGGGCAACGGATCGGTACACAACACAGTCACTAATTTCTATACAGACCACCCGGTTACAAGTAATACAGACATAATCCGTATTACTGCTAATTCTATCGGGAACTCAATTATAAACGTCAACATAAAAAATGTTGCCGCATCAAAACGTGCGGTCTACTTTGACGACGGATCAAACGATAACAATGTCCATATTGCGGTATTAGACACCGCTATGGATAGCGCACCTGTTGTTGTATTCAATGACACGTGCCAGTACAACAATGTGCGGTTATCCCGTGCTTTAAACCCTAGACTCCGGGCAACATTCGGAGTGTCCCGCATGGCTGACTTCGCAACTCCAAGCGACAACAACAGCTTTACGTATGATAACTATCCATACTGGGATAACTTCACCATTGCGAGTGGGGTCATCGCCCTCGAAAATGCGCTCGCGGAGCAGACCGTGATTGTCGACACCGAGGGGGGCGCAGCGACTGACGATTTGGATACAATCACGACCCACTATCAGCAAGAAGGCCAGAGGATTATCGTCCGCACAAACAACGGCTCTCGCGACGTTACAGTGAGGCATCTCGTAGGTAATATCTCGCTGGCGGGTGGAGTCAACTTCACGCTGGCGGTCAACCGTTCCATGCTGCAACTTATCTGGAATACAGATTTGTCGCGCTGGGAAGAAGCATTTCGTGTCACCAATGTCTAGGGAACTGACGTGATCAAAATCGACTTTGAAATAAACGGCTTCCGCGATGCGCTGCATCTTGCAGACGACCACGGTCTGACCGACGCCGAGATTAAGGCGTTGCAGCAGACTCGGTACGACAAGTGGCGCGACTTTGTTGATAATCCGCCTGTATCGGACGATGTAGGCGAGCCTGTTGTAGACACACCTGCTGAGGAGTAAGCATGGCAGCACGATTTTGGGTAACAGGCGGCACCGGCAACTGGAACAGCACAACCAACTGGTCTGCGACCTCTGGCGGGGCTTCTGGTGCGTCCGTGCCCGGTTCTGCCGACACTGCTGCGCTTGATGCCAACTCAGGCGCAGGCACAGTTACGCTTGACATTAGCCCAGACATTCAAACCCTGACCTGCACAGGCTTCACAGGTGCGCTTGCTTTTGGTACCAACACGATTTCGCTAAACAGCACAGGCACAATTTTCACTGGCGCTACGACCATGACGGTGACAGGTACGCCACAGATTATTTGCACTAACTCAAGCGCTACTAGCCGAGTAATCAGCCCTCAAATAGTTACTGAGGTGAATAGTATTTCGTTCAGGATTACTGCTGGTACTGGAACATTTACAAATACTGCCAGCCACGTTGTTCGTGATTTGGATTTTACAGACGGCACCAATCCAACCGGGTATGCTGGCGCATTTGGTGCAAACAACGTAACTATTTATGGAAATTTAACAGCGTCCACCGGGATGACTCAAACTGCCGGAACAGGCACAATTACTTTTGCCGCCACATCAGGCACAAAGACAATCAACACCGCTGGCGTGGCATTTGAGCGTCCATTCACTTTCAATGGTGTAGGTGGCACTTGGCAACTTCAAGCCGCATTGACTTCTGGCGCAACTCGCGCCTGCACTTTGACCAACGGCACGTTAGATTTTAATGGCTATACCGCCACGTTTGGCAACTTTTCTTCCAGCAATTCCAACGTTCGTGCATTGGCGTTTGGGGCGGCGGGCAAATTAGTTCTTACGGGGATAGGCACCATTACCGCTTACACCACATCAACTGCGACCAACTTAACTTTAACCGGTTCGCGGCGGGTTGAAATTACCGGCGCTGCGATTGCTGGTGGTACAAGATCAATCACTGGTGGATTATTATCAACGGGCGGCGGTTCTGCGGCAAATGCGGTGGATTTTTTTATAAGCGCCGGTGCTGATTCAATCAACTTAGGTACAGCGAACCGTGCGTATAGAACGATTGACTTTACCGGGTTTTCTGGAAGTACAGCCGTCAACGTAGCTCCTCAGCTTTACGGCTCGTTGGTCTTATCTTCCACCATGACAGTATCTAGTGGCGCAAACATTTGGGTATTTGCGGCAACCGATGCACAGACAATTACAACCAATGGCGTGACATTAGATTCCAACATTACTTTTGATGGTGTTGGTGGAACGTGGGCCATGCAGGATGCACTCACGTTGGGGTCTACTCGTACATTGACTATGACCAACGGCACGCTGCAACTTAAAAGCGGCGCAACGTCTACAGTCGGTGCATTTGCTACGTCAGGTACCACGCTGAAGTATCTTCAGTCCACGACGCCGGGGTCGCAAGCCACACTGTCGCAGTCAAGCGGTACAGTCAGCAGCAGTTATCTGTCGATCCGAGACATCAACGCCACGGGTGGCGCTGTGTGGCGAGCCTATACGACCAATCAGAACGTGAACGCCGGGAACAACACCGGTTGGGATTTTATCCAGCAGATTGGCCGATACATCTATACTCGCCGGAAAAACAAACGAATTCTTTATTAAGGAGTAACCATGCCAGCAGCAGCACTTCCATTCAGCCCTCTGGGCCTCACGGTGTCCTTCACCGCCGCCGCTACCGCACCTACCGCAGCACAAGCTGTGTCTTCAGCACCAACGACACGCCCAGCGTATCAGTACCGTGTTGTAAACGCAGGCTCAGAAACTGTGCTGCTCGGCGTTGGTGCGACTGATGCTGCCGCGCAAGCCGCAGCAGTTTCGATTGCCGCAGGCGCGATCCCACTTCTGTCTGGTGCAGTTGAAGTCTTTGGCTTTCCCGCTGGGTCGTACTTCACTGGTGATACTGCCTCCGGTACATCGGTGGTGTACGTCACTCCGGGCGAAGGAATGTAATATGGCGACGGCAAACGAAATCGAGAACAAACTGATAACGCACGAAGCAATTTGTGCGGAGCGGTACAGCACGTTCATCGCTCGTGTCGACCGTTTGGAGAAACTGCTTATCAAAGCAGCGGGCACCCTCATCGTAGGGATGGCGGGTGTCATTATTGCAATCGTAACCAAAGGAGTTTGATCATGCCCGGAATGATGATGAAAGACAAAAAGCCCGCCGCCAAACCGATGGCTTACAAAAAAGGCGGTATGGTCTTCAAGCCATGTGCTGCGTGCCCCAATGCTGCCAAGTGCAAAGCAATGGGCAAGTGCATGTTGAAGTCCAAAGCCAAGTAAACCTATGGACTAGGGAGACTTGATGCTCGCCGAAATCGCCGCTGCAAACGCAGCGTTTGCTGTCATCAAGGCTGCCCTAGCAAACGGTAAGGAACTGTCTGACCTTGGCTCACGGGTCTTTGATTACTTCGACAATAAAGCCAAGATTCAGCAGCACGTTGCTAAAAAGGGCGGCGGCTCCGACCTTGAGGAGTTCATGGCGCTTGAGCGCCTGAGACAACAAGAGGAAGAATTGCGTGAGCGAATGGTGTACGCCGGTCGTCCGGGTATGTGGGATGATTGGGTAAAGTTTCAAGCCCAAGCAGCGCGGAGAAGGCGCGAGGCACAAGAAGCAGCGGCTCGGGCCAAAGCGCAGCGTGCCGCAAAAATCGAGCAGATGGTTGAGTACATCGTCCTCGGCATTGCGTCTTTGATTTTAACTGCGCTTTTGGTGTACGGTATTGTGGTCTACACGATGTATATACGACAATGAGCGACGACAAGTTAAACGCCAACTCGACACTCGACAAAATACTCGGGTATGTGGATTCGCCGTTCAAGCTTTTTGCCATCATACTGATGGGCATCATCGCGTTTACTGGGTACTTTCTGTGGCAGAACCAAGAGTTCATGCGCGATGCCTACAAAGAGTCCAAGAAGCTCCCGGAAATAAACACGGGCAGGGCAGACGACGCCAGCGCCATGTTGTTCAAGAAAACCGGTGCAACCGTGGTGGCCGTGTTCAAAGTCAATCCTCTGTTCAACAGCCGGGTTCTTTACAAGGCTTACACAAAGGATGGGCGGGACAAAAGCATAGAAGATATTGATGTCGGGTTGTTCAGCCAAAACACAGCCAACAACGCCGATGTGATTAAGTTGATGACCAACGAGACACCATGTTCCGAGTATCGGTACGCGCAGTCAGAGGTTGGCCTGTGGTACATCGAGAAGGGTGTGACCTTTACTTGCCGGGTCAGCGTGCCGCCAGACTCACATCGGTTTGTTGGGCAGATCACGGTGGGCTGGGCAGAGCCGCCACAAGACATCCAGCAAGTAAAATTCATGCTGGACATCGCTTCAGCTATGCTAACCAAAAGGGGTAATTAACATGTTCCCACTCGCAGCACTACTTGATGTCGGCGGCAAGCTAATTGACAAACTTGTACCCGACCCAGAAGCCAAAGCCAAGGCTCAAATGGAACTTGCCAAGATGGCGCAAGACGGTGAGTTGGCAAAGATGGCAAACGATACCAAGTTGTTTGAGACAGAGCAGAACAACCTGACTGATCGCCTCAAAGCCGACATGGGTAGCGACTCTTGGCTGTCCAAGAACATCCGGCCCATGACGCTTATTTTTATTTTGGTGGCGTATTCGACGTTCGCCATGATGAGCGCGTTTGACCTTGAGACAAACCAAGCCTACGTTGAGTTACTGGGGCAGTGGGGTATGTTGATCATGTCGTTCTACTTCGGCGGACGCACCCTTGAGAAAATCATGGATATGAAAGCCAAAAAATGAACTTAGCTCCAAACTTTACGCTGTCTGAGTTGATCAAAAGCGAAACCGCGCTGCGGCACGACATGGATAACACGCCAACGCAAGAGGTTATCGGGTGCCTTCAAGCGTTAGCCATGCACGTATTGCAACCGGTGCGGGATCACTACGCCAAGGGGGTCAAAGTTAACTCCGGCTTCCGGCATCCAGAGGTCAACGCCAAGGTTGGCGGCTCAAAAACCAGTGATCACTGCCGGGGGATGGCTGCGGACATCGAGATTCCGGGGGTGCCAAACCACGAACTGGCGCATTGGATTCAGGAAAATTTAAGCTTTACACAAGTGATACTGGAGTTCTATACTCCCGGTATCCCGGACAGCGGCTGGGTGCATGTGTCCTACGACCCCGGCAACCTGAAGAAACAGTCGCTCACGGCTACCAAACAAGACGGCAAGACCGTCTACCTTCAAGGATTGGTTGCGTAAATGGCAGGCATAAAAATCGCAGGATTCCTTGGGACGGCCCCAAAGATTTCGCCTGAGTTGCTGCCCAACACGGCGGGGCAGATTGCGGCCAACTGCAAACTGTATTCTGGCGATCTGATCCCATACCCTGAGCCTGTTGTTGTGGATAACACCGGTCGCACGGGTGTGATCAAAACATTGTTTGCTCTGCGTGACCCGGACACCGACGAGAAGAAGTGGCTGACGTGGCTTACCGACGTGGACATCGCTGTTGCCTCCAAGACCGATAAGGACGAGCAGCGGTTCTATTACTCGGGCGACGGCGCTCCCAAAGTCAGCAACTACGAACTGGCAACAACGGGGGCTACGCCCTACCCGGTTGCGGCGTATGACCTTGGTCTGCCGCTGCCCACCACAACGGCGACAACTTCCGCAGCCACGTTCACGACCCAGACAACGGCCAGCTTCTTCCGGGATGCTGGCAACATAGCGACCATCACGACTGGTTCAGCACACGGATTAAAGTCGGGGAGCCTCATCACTGTTTCAGCGTTCACGTTCCTCTCCGGTACGTACAACCAAGTTGCGTCCACCACGATCACTGTGACGATCACGGCGCACGGACTATCCAATGGCGCAGTGGTGTCGCTGGACTTTCTGTCTGGCAGTGCTACGGATGGCACCTACACTGTCAGTAATGTCGCCGCCAACACGTTTGACGTTATCGCATCGGCAGTAGCAACTACCAGTGGAAGCGTCAACCTGAGTCTGGCGAGCTTCAACGCAACCAATGTTGAATGTACCGTGACGGGCACGACCACGTTCACCTACTTCAGCCCCGGCTTTCAGATCGGCACCTCTGGTACGCCCATCGCCTTTACGACTGGCAAGGTTGATCTTGGCGGACAGACGCAGGCTCGTTCCTATGTCTACACGTGGTACACCCCTTGGGAGGAGGAGTCAATCGCCTCCAAGCCGTCCACTGACTTGTTCATCAAGGAGGGGCAGATCGTCACGGTGTCGAACCTCCCCACAGCCAAGCCGACGGGGAACAACTTTGTACGTGGCATACGGCTCTACCGCACGCTGGCGGCTGCGTCGGGTACGGAGTACTATCTACTCTCGACGTTGTGGTTCCCCACAGGGTTGGCTTCGGTACAGCGCACCACCAATGTCTCGCGTGTTGCGCTGCTGTATCCGCACAACTTATCGGTTGATGACCGCTTCAAAATCAGCGGTTGCACCGTGGCGTCTTTTAACATCACAGACGGCATCGTCACGGATGTGATTGACGACTACACGTTTGAATACGCGCAAGCTGCTGTCGATGTTGCCAACACATTAGTGGCCGCAGGCACATTGTTCCATGACGTGTCTGAGAACCCGCCCACAACGACCGCACGGTACTGGGGTGACGGCGGTGTGTACACATTCACTGATGACTTTGACTCCCGTGACCTGTTCGACATTCTTGCCACGGATAACTACGATCCGCCGCCCGAGGACTTGCAGGGGCTGACGGCTATTCAGAACAACATCCTTGTCGGTTTTGTTGGTAACACGTTGTATTTCTCTGAGCCGGGTGCGCCGCACGCATGGCCTGCTGCGTATGCAGTCACTCTTGAATACAACGTCGTAGGCATTGCAACAATCAGTGGTTCCGCGCTGATAACAACGGACTCATACCCGTATATTGTTTCGGGTTCTGACCCAGCTAACGGGATGTCCCGGTCGCGTATTGACGCCAACTTCCCATGTTTAAATAAGAACAGCATAGTCTCGATGGGTTACGGTATTGTGTACTCCACGCACGATGGGTTGGCGGTCTACTCCCCCAGCAGTGGCGCGGCGATCATTACTAGGCTGCTATACAACAATGACACATGGCAGTCCAGCATTGATCCTGCGACAGTGGTGGCCGAGTACTACGGGGACAACTACTTTGCCTCGCACTCAACCGGAGCGTTTGTGTTTGAGCAGGACGCAAAAGTCGGTGGGTTTTTCGTCAACCTCGACTACAGCTTCTCAGCGTCGCACTACGACGCAATCGACGGTATTGTTTATTACGTAAACGGGTTGTTGGGTGATATTTATGAGTGGGATAACCTTGAACAACCAAACGTCACCCAAGAGTGGAAGTCCAAGGTGCTCGTCACAAAAGACATGATCAACCTTGGTGCTGCGCGTGTTATTGCCGACTACGCAACGCCGACCATTATTTGGGATGCGGCCACAACTCGGTGGGACTTGGAAACCGAAATATGGGACGCATCAAGCGTTGTGATATTCCGCATGTGGGTGGATAAGCAACTGATCTTCGAGACGACTGTCGATGATACCAACGGATTTCGCCTGCCGTCTGGGTACCGCACCGATACGTTTGAGATTGGTGTCGAAGGCGATATTCGAGTTCGCGCTATTCATTTGGCCGAAACCATGTTGGGACTGAGGGAGGTCTAATGGCATCACGTGGCGCACGCTTCACAGCGATACCATCAATCCCCCAAGGGGGGTTGAACGATTGGCAGTTTAATACCCTGACTGCCATGAAAGAAAACATCGAGTTGCTGATTGGTGCTCGGGGCACAGACAACTCGGTTAGTGCTGTCGTCAAGGGTCAAATTACGGTACCCAATCCAACGACGCAAAACATGACTCGCGTGACCGCACAGGGCACCGGATATACAATAGGCGCAGCGACCGTGCCAAGCCTTGACGATTATGGTAAGTTGGTGTCTGATGTTCAACAACTTGCAAACGACGTAGCCAACTTACGAGCAACGGTAAACACGTTGGTCAACCAACTGAAAGGATAAACATGCAGAACCCCTATAACATGTCGATGCCAGATATTCCTCCGGCGCTTGCAAGCATCTTAAATGTTGGTAGTGCGAGCGCTCCTACGTCGGGCACGCCCCGAGCGGCTGGGTTATCCGGCGGCATGAACAGCGCATCAACTTTTG